ATGAGAGAGATACAAATACAGTTTTCCAAGCCCGGTAACTGGAGGGAATTCACACTGACGGCCATCTACCAGGATTCGGATGGATATACCCGCATAGACCGCTATAAACAGAATGATATACCGTCCGGGCAGGCCCCGGCTTTGAGCGCGGCTGTAGCCGTCATTGCAGACATGGAAGAGGACTGGCAAGCCGTCCAGGTATGGGCAAGGCTGGGAAATACCTCTGTTCTCAATAATTCCGCAGGAGACGATGAGGCCGTTGAGTTTCGTGAAGCAGTTCTACTGACGATTGAGGCTGTCAATAGCCTCGGGGGCCGCCGTATTTTTACCCCCGGTAATTATGCGCAGTTCATACTGATGGATTTTGCCTCCATATCGTTTTTCAAGTATTTTACCATCAGAAAATAATAAGGATATCAGCAAATAAGATTGTTGGACTGACTTCATGATTGCGGCAGACTGGGGGATATGTGATGCAGCGTTTTTTTCCGGACAAGGCGTTTCCGGATTTGTCGATGCATTGCAACAGTTTTAAATGGAAAAGATGTTCCTCCCAGGCAGGAGCGGATCAAAAACAGGGAATCAATGACAGTAACCCCATGAGTGACGTAAAGCAGTTCCTGGTCAACGTTGGGAACAGGAAGGGCCTGGTCTGTCGTGATGCCTCAAAAATTGCAGATTCCCTTATGCTCTGATGTTTATCGGAAAACCTGGATGGAGTATCCTCATGCGGCTTTAAAAATACAGTACATTGTTTCTAAAAGCCGTTATCATGTACTGCGGTTCTATAAAAACAACAACCGCAAACATTCTATTTCAAACGCTTGCGGTTGTTTTGAAATGGTGGAGGCGACACTATATTCTTATTGTTTCTAAAGTGTAAAACAACGTATTTACAACGTTTTTCTATGTCTTCAATGTTGCCAAAATGGGCTAAACAAGCTATAAATGTCTTGCAGTTTGTCTTGCAGTATCATGGCTTCCTTATTCAAAAGAGACACAACAAAATACTGGTACGCCTCTTGGCGGAGCGGTGATAAACGAAAACTTGTCTCAACGAAGGTACCAGTAAAAGGTGAAATAATCAACGGCATCAAGGAGACTCCCTCCCAAGCCCGAACCCGTGCCCAAATCATTGCAGATGGATATGAGGCGGCTGACAAGGAAGGCGTCCATGCCATTAAGGTAAAAGCGACAATAGCCACCTTAGCCAACGAAGAAGCAAAAGAAGTTCCCAGTGTCAAAAAGTTCCTGAACGAATACATTGCCTCGCGGGAAGGGCAGCTCTCAAAAGGAACACTCGTCAACTCTAAAACCGCCATCAAACTCTTCTTGGAACACCTCGGAAAGAAAGCATCCATGCCAATCTCCTCCGTCAAAAGGTCGGACGTCAAAGACTTCGTCAACGAACAGGTCAAACACGTCCGAAAGAAGACTGTCCAGAAGTACATGACCTCTCTGTCACCTGCATTCATGGCGGCTCTCGATAGCGAAATCATCGACAAAAACCCATTCTTCCGAATCAAAGTTCCCGACTCTCAAGCTTTTGAGGAAACGGAGAAGGAAGCATTCACCATTGAAGAAGTCACTCAAATGCTTCAAGAACTGCCTTCTGAATGGAAAAGCATGGTCATCTTCTCCCTCTACACCGGAGGGCAACGTCTCGGAGACATGGCAACCCTCAAATGGGAACAAATAGACCTTGAAAACGGAATGATCATTCTCCGAACGGCCAAGACAAAAAGGCCAATGAGAATACCCATTGTTGCGACATTGGCCGAACATATCAAAACCCTGTCCCGCAATGGACAGTATGTCCACCCAGTAGCAGCAAGACGGTATGAGCGCAATGGTGCAGCCAATCTTTCCGAGCAATTCAGAAAAGAACTGGAATATTCCGGTATCGTCCCGAAACTCAAACCCTCGAATGGCAACCGTTCACGCACCGTCTCTCCCAAATCCTTCCACTGCCTCCGGGCTACTGCTGCCACTCTGTTACACACATCAGGGGTAGATGCAGCTTTGGCCCGTGAAGTAGTAGGTCATGACTCAAAGAAAGCCCACCAACTCTACATCAGGCCAGACGACGAACAACGCCGGGCTGCCCTCGAAAAACTCGCGGACGCTATGACTCCTCCGTCCCCCGAACCAACGGATCCGAAGGGAGAGATTTGAGCAGTGAGGAAAAAGACAACTCGCTCTTTACCTCAATTTTCTCTGGTTCGTAGGCTCCATCCATCTTATTCAGCTCCGCAATAGCGGACAGTTTGTTTGGCATCGTTATCTTGACAGTCGTGCCGAACTCGCTTTCTGTGACGCTGTGGGATTGGCACAAATCGGATTTTTCATCTACTTTGCCAATTGGAGTATTAACCACACGGGAAAGCCAGATCATGCGTTGTTGTTTAGTCAGAATGAGGGGGCTTTCCGCTTTTTTATTCAATTCTGAAAGATACTCCTGCACCTTAGCATTTTTTAGCAAACGTGACGCATTTGCAGAACATGTGGAGTCCTTGAGATGCTTTCCCCGTCCGTATGTATCACGGTATGCTTTGGAGCCATTCTTACCATTTTCAAAATAGCACCGGGCAAAATCCTTTAGCATTTCTTCCTTTTTCATAACTCAAAAATTTTCTTCGGATTCTGGACAATGGGAACGACACCAAATTGCCCATGTAAACTCCATCGCATGTGGCGAACCATTTTCACAATAGTCCTCACGCCCTGCTGTGTCACATAAAACTTCCGTCGTGTTGTTGGCGATATGTCTGCTCTATTGGCATGCTTTTTGCGAGTGAAGACCACGTCTCCACTGCCAATCAGATACCCTAGAAGCCGCCCCACAGAAGGCAGGCTCAATCCTGTATGATTGGCAATGATGCCCGACGTGGCACCGGGGAACCGCGCAATCGTCGTCAGTACGGCCACCTGTGAAGCAAGTAACTGTTCCTCTGTAAAACAAATGGCGACATCGTTCAGAAGTTCCAAAGATGACAGTACCTTCTTCATGACAATCTCCTCTTCCTTTCAAAGCAATAATCCGGGGCGTTTTCCACTTCGCAGACCACATTGTCCCCCCTGTACATTCGGGAAGCTATTCGTACGTCAATCGTTTTGCCTATATCATCGCTCAACAAGTTTGACGTCCACAATGTCCATTTTCCAAGTCTACCGTCTGCAATTCGCACCAACATAGACCTTACGGCCTCTGTCGTATTTTCTGCCCCAATATCATCTAAAACCAGGACATATGGATTCTCCACCAAATGTTCCACAATCCCGAAATCTCCGTCTCGGTAAATAGAAACTACCTTCTGCCACTTCCAGCACTGCACAAGCCAGCTAGGCCGTTCCTTCTTCAAAATGGCCGCCACTGCTTCGGCAAGGTGGGTTTTACCTACACCGGATGCTCCCAGTAAGGAAAGCCACCTTCTCGGCCTTTGCTTGTTCAAAATATCATTTACGAACCATTGTGCGGCTCGGTGCATACCATGTACTTCTGGATGCACAGACTCGTCAAATCCTCCCATATCATAACGGACAGGCTTGTAGACTCTCACAATCCCATCATGTGGATTATTGGCCGATTCCATAGCATCCCCAAGCAAAGAACTCGCATGCTTCATCATCGTCTGTAACTCCTTCCTTCGTTGGCATCCTTCCTGGGCACATTCCCTTGTCGCCCCTTCTGGATATTGTTCACAGCCCATGAACGGGCATATTTCCGGGCCGCAGGCTTCCAATCGGCAAGAGGAATTCCCCTCGAATCTTTCCAACCTCTGGCCGTGAAATCGTCAAAGAACGACTCCGCACACCGGGCCAGCTCATCCCCCTTCGGGGCCTCAAGCAAAGCCGCCATAAAGCGGTGGACCTCCTCACTACACCGTGGAAACTGTTCTACACAGTGGCTCCCAGATAATATATTCGTCTCCGTCTTCTCCTGATCCTTCGTCTCCGCCTTCGCCTTCGTCTTGGCCGCGAGTGGCGGCGGTTCGCCGCAGTCCGCCGCGCTTCGCCGCGAATCGCCGCACAACTCCGCAAACTGCGGAAAATCGCTGAACAATTCCGCAACCTCTGGCGTGACAGGGTAACGCGGTTTCGATTCCTTGCGAATGCGCTGTCCGTAATTCACAATTACCCCATATTGCTTCCCTTTGACCTCATAGAGACGGACAAGCCCGGCTGCCGAACAATCGTTCAGGCAACGTTGAATGTTGGTCTCCCTCATCTGGTCAAGTTTCAGCGGGTATAGGGATGGACGAAGAATTGCGGGGCGAGCATCGAATAATCCGAAATCGTCACCAACCGACAGCAAGCGGCGATAAAACACCTCCGCTTCCCAATCAAGCAGATTGACCCTTTCAGAAGTTAAAATCCCGTCTCGCAAAATCCGTGTAGGCATATTAATTCGTTTCCTGTTTTCTTATCTCAAAAACAATCTCCACCTTCCCGGCTCGTGCTAAATCATGAATCCTTTCAATACCCCGGCATCGAAGCCTACCGTCATCAATACCCATGGCGGAGCAAGCCCCGTCCTTGTAGTACTTGCAACGGGTGAGGACATTGTCATCATCCGGTTCTGCCCCCTTGTAAAACCAGCGGACAGTATAAAAATTAGGCATAAACTTCTGACCCTGTAATGCTTTATAGGTAACAGCCCATGCCATGTGCCTTGCACGTTGTTTGGCAGACACCTTCTTCTTGTTTGCCACAACGGCCCCCCTCTGCGTGAGGGGGAGCTTGGCATTGGGGGACAAACACCGGGGCGTGTGGGGCAAGGTAATGCTCAACGTGGTTATCATGCCGTACCTCCCCCTATCTCCTTCACGGATCCTTCGGAAACCTTCGTAGAAGCACACCTGGCAAGAGTCTTCCGCAGCCATTTCTTCGATTCGTCCACAGTGGTCTGGATTCCTTGAAGCTTCCTAACGGAGTGCACCAGCTTATCTAGCTCTGTAATCCCCACTTTGCAGCAAGAGGTGAACGCAGCCGCTCCGATTCTATCGGGGAACAGCTCATGCAAAACATTGAAAGCCGCTGCCGGGTCTGTTACCGTAAATGCCTTCTTCCCGGAAGTAAGACACAACCCAGGAATTTCCAGTTCGGCCTTCAAATCGGCTTTTACCTTCGCCTCCACAGAAGCGGCCCATTTCTTGGCGAGTTGAGCGAGGTCGTAGGCTTCCCTACGTTTTTCCGGGGACCACTGTTCCCATGAGGCCACCAAATCCCCGGACGTCACATTCACCAGGGCCATCTTCACTGCCGGACACGCCGTCTTGGCACGACAATACCGACAAGCTTTTTCATCGGGGCGCAGTGGAGCGTTGGGAACCTCCGCATCGGCAATAATCTTTCTCAGATACCTTTCTGCTCCATCCAAATGTTCGGGGAGGAACTTCACAAGCTGGGGCTTCCGGCGGCTCACGTAAGGCTGGATAATCCCTGCAAAAATGGTAGAGGGACAAGAACCCAGCTTATACCGGAGCAAGACGGCAAGGGCGGCAAGCTGGCGGTTCTGTTCAACAGGATCCACGGCAAGACGTCCGAACTTGTAATCCAGAATCAGGGCAATGTCTTTGAGGGGGGAATAATACACCTTATCCGGCTTACCGGAGAAAATGACATTACCGTCTTCATCCGTAGCGAACATCCGCTCTTCCCGGATGATTGTCAGATTGGAAGCTTCTTCGTCGAAAATATCCTCTACAAGCTCTCCTTCCACTTGGAAGCAGAACTCAATGAGTTCTGCCTGTTCCGGGTCGTCCGGTGTCCGGTTATGCTCCATGCAATCATGCAGGTATGTCCCCGTGGCTGCATCCTCGCTTTCTTCTTCCGGGGGACATTTTGATTCAGCAAGCCAACTTCCGGGACATTGGGCAAGGCGGAAAATACCGGATGCAGAAGGACGTCCCATGCGGGAATCTTTGTTAATAAGAGTAGTCTTCATATATACTTTATCCTTTCTATATTTTTGATTATTAGGACTAATATTAACGTCGTCTAATGGTCTAGCATAGTTCCAAACATGCCTCCTCCTTCTGGAACATCCAGACCGGGAATACCATCTTTGAAATTGTTAGATGCGGGGTCCGGGAAAGGGGCAGGAGCTTCCGGTACTGACGGAATGTTGGGATCCTTCACCCCACTCTGTTCTTCCGTCGGGAAAACATCATTCATGCGTATCATCCCGTCGGCAATGGACGTGTAAACCCTTCCAAGACGATACACCTCTGCCATCGTCATATCGTTGGGTTCCAAGGAATGCCCCAGCTTCTTCTCAAGCTGGGCGCGCGATACACCCAATTCGAGGAACTTGGCTTCCATGGACTGGATTCTTTCAGGCAGCTTTTCTGCATTGTCATCCTTCTTCAAGGTTGCGGAAACTATTTCCAAGGCTTCTTCGGTAAGCCATCCGGGCACAACCTGTAAAATACAGGCACGGATGCGGCGGCTCGCCATATTGGCGCACAGTTCGTAAATATCCCGCTCGTTGTCGAGGGCGACGCGCAGCATTTTCCCGGTCTTTTTCCCTCTGGAATCGGTCTCATTCTTGTCGCGGGTATGAGGCACGGAAAAAGAAATTTCTCTCCTCACATTTGTTTCTTTATCAAAACAGTAGGCGACACATTCCGAGACATTGCAGCCGTTTCCGTCCGCGCCCTTGGGATCCCAGTGCCGGGCAACTTCCTTCCATCCGGCCTCCGCATTTCCCCAGGCGGAAATAAGGGCCTCCGCCAGCCGGATGCTCGGCCCCTCCACAGAAGTTCCCCCTCTCGGAAAAACATAAGTGGCAGATCGGGCTAAAGACAACTGGGAACAAGACTGCTTCATGCGGTCTTTAACATCATCCACATCACGCGGAAATTGCTTGGCAATCCAGATAGACGCCAGCACCTCGGTTACGGCTGCATTGCCAGTGATGGCAGCCAAGGCTCCACCTCCGGCGGAAGCCTGTATGGCAAACGGATTGCCCTGTTCTTGTGATTGAAGAGAATTTGTAGTATTCATCATCTCGTTACTTTGTTTGTTGGTCATTTCAATTCACGGGTAACAGGCCGGAGTTCGGTTGCAGCCGAACCCCGGCCATCTGATTATCCAATGTTGACAACATGGACAGAAACGGATGGATTAGCTTCATCCTTCTTCTCTTTTGCCAACTTGAGAAGGTCTTCCAACACTAAGCCAATTTTCGCATGGGCCGACATGGCAGCAATAGAACACATCATATAACTCGCGGGTTTCGGCAATTCGTTAAGGGCCTTTTCAATATCATTCGCTACGTCACGCAATTTTTCGACCAAGTCGGCGAAAGATTTATCCATCTTGTCCTCGTTTGGGGATTGTGCAGCAGCAGGATTATTGCAGGCTTCGTCCGGCGTGCAGGTCTGCGTATTATTTTCTTCGGTATTGTCCATTGTATTGGTTTTCTATTGGTTATTGCTTTCCCCAGTCCGTGGGGAGCGGGACGGTTTTTCAAAGCCGTCAAAAGCTTTCATTGGCGTGGGAGACTCCGGGCAGAACCCGGAATGAGGAGACTTCCCTGCCTTCAACTCGGTATCGTCTTGGATCACTACAAGCCAGTAAACCCATCCCCCAAGTGTGCCAAAAGCCGCTGCGCCAAGACATTCTCCGATAAACTTCAAAACCTTTTTCATGACGCTTGGAAATGGGCTGCTAAATACTCATCCAGACTCTTCTTCTGGATTCGGATAAAAGGGCGTCTCCTGCTATTCCTTGCTCCATTGCGAAAATCCAGCACAGCCGTTTTAATAGGCATTCCCTTTTCTTCCGCATCCTTCATGAGTCGGAACAGCGTAGTTCGGGAAATCCCGTAAACCGCTTCAACATCCTTCGGGCTATACCATTCCCGCTTTTCTGATATGGGCAACAGCTTAGGCATGGCACACCTCCTCCTTTCTTTCCTCCACAAAAGCGGCAAAGTCTTTGCTTTGCATTACCGCCTCGAAAATACAATTCACTGCTTTTTCGGGCGTTGTTTCCAATCGTTGGGCCACTTGGAGTACAAGCACCACAAATCTTTGGGGAGCCTTACTCAAATCAATTCCAAACTTGAAACAGGAACTATCTACTGTGTTGCTATCCTTTACAGAAACATTGTTCTCAACTTCTGACATCAAGCTTTGAAGAACGAGTATGGCTTTCGCCGGAATCTTTCCAGATGATGAAAACCAGCAATCTACGGTTCTCTTACTGACACCGCATTGTGTAGCGAGCCAGTCTCTGTTCTTACCTGTCGCTTTCAGCCAAGACTTTACAGCACCCTTTGACGGAAACATCTCTGAACCTACAGTCTGTGAGATAGATGTCGTTTGCATGAGATTGTTTTATGGATTTTCCATATTCTAGTCAACAGGGAATTACGGATTATCCATAAAAAAGGGCTCATATAATACTTGAAAAATTGCGTAAAATCCATAATGTCAAGACATGAGTGATTTCAAAAAAAAATTGAAACAGTGGCTGAAAGAAAATAAAAAAGATCGGTTTTGGCTCGCAGAAAAATGCCTTGTTTCAAAAAAAACAATAGATGACTGGCTAACTTCTCGCGGGACAATCCCCGAAACAAAGATGAAACTTATTCACCAGCTTATGGGGGAAAACATCAATTCAGCTACGAAACATTCCTTGAATGAAGAAGAACAGCAACAATTATTCCTCGACGTCATTGCTTCCCACATAGAAGAAATGATCCGCAAAACAGAAGCAGAACTATTTCACGATTACACAGTGGAAGAACTGGAAAAAGCCAGAGACACTGCAAAAAGACAGGGAATCACCCCCAAAGAATACCTTATCATTTCCTTTCTGCGCCATACTGCTCAATTTATGGAGAATGCGAATAAGAACGGCAGTATATACGATTATTTAAAAAAAGGGAAAGATACCCCTGAACTGAAAAAATAACCGCTCCAAATAAAAAATTTTTTGATAACAACAATTATTGGTTCGTCCCTATATTTCTTCCTTCGGTAGGATGTAACCCTCTTCAATATCACGATTGATAAATATGACTATAGAACAAACAATTCGCGAAATGATAAAATTCATTAAAAAATACTATGGAGAATCTTTGCTTTTTCTTATTTTATTGCTAATTTTTATAGCGATAGAGATAATATACAAAAGCTGTGCGCATGAGGTCATTGGGACTCTGATAGCATATTGTGGTTTTGTGGCTATTATTGTTACCATAATAATTCAGTGCAAGCATAACCGCGAACAACTTCAATCAACGGAAAACCAAAACAGAGAGCAACTCTTTGAAGCAGAAATACAAAATCTACTGAATTTGGCTCATCAAAAAAAACAAGCTATCTCTATATATAGAGGAGCAGGGGATAACAATTGGGAAAGAACTCTCATAACGGGAAATGCGGCATTCATAGAAATTATAAATAATTTTATTTATTCAGATGAGAATAAGGAGAAATATAAAAACATAAAATCATGTGAAGAAATTCTCCCAGGAATAGATGTATTAAATGAAGCTTGGAAAGATGCTCGAAAATACGAAGAAGTAGAAAAATGCGTAAAATATGACATTGGTGAAATAAAATCTTGGATAACTGTATATATGTACACATTAATAAGAATAGAAGAATATGGGGATAAAACTGGAAGGGAAGTAGAAAAATATATAGAACTTCTCAAAAGCAATTTAAACAGAAATGAAAGACTGTTTTTATCCTTTTCCAAAGGCAGTGATGAATATAAATCGGACCCTATTATCAACAGAGGATTAGAAATAGCGGTAAAATATGGAATTATCAAAACCTTACCACTTAAATCCTCGCATCACTGAATACACTCCAGTCAGCGCACCAATCCAAACTAGCAGGCACAAAAGCCCCATTGCAGCATAAGCCAATGCTTTGCTGGGATCATCCCTTTTATACTCGGCACTCGCCTTTCGGAAAGAATCCTGCACGAAACGGCTCACGTAAAAAAAACTCCCTCCCGCTACCAGCCCAAAAATCACACATCCTATTGTCTTCAACCTGCCAAACCCTATATATCGGCAGGAACACATTGCTACAATCACCCCGACCGTGATCATGGCAGCAACCCACCACCATTTCTGAGAATGGAATCCTTCAAACCTTACCCCGACTTCCCTTCGAACAATTTTATATCCGGCAGACACCGTTAAAATAAAATCCAAAATCATCAATGGAGAACCTTGTGGAACACTCCCGTTATACATCCACACATTAAACATATTAAAGACAAGCGCGGCAATGCAGGCAAAAACCGCCGAAATGGTAATGCTGCTCTGCTTACCCGCATACAGTCGGAATCCAACAGGAACACACAAGCTTAACAACAATTGGGCGGCCAGTAACCCGAACTGTAAAAAAAACACAGCGGCAAAATCATTCAGGAAATACCGGGTCGTAAAAAAAGCATCTGCCAGAAAAAGAGCTAAAAAAACCTCCCATCGCGCAGCCTTCCACCAGAAACCATGTACGGAATCTGGTACGGGCATTAAATTCTTGAACTCCATCACGATGCCTACCTTTCTACTTTTCTTTTAAATACCACGGAAACAACTTCTTCGTCCCCTCTTCGGACAACGCACGGCGCGTAAACTTTGTCGCTACCCATTCATAGCGCTTAAGTATCCGCAGGCGTAAGGGGGAATCCGTGGTTCTGCAATAGCGTAAAATCTGATCATTTCAAATAGCGCAATAAGTTGAAATATACAATATAACCTCATCTTGAAGATTTTATTTGGACCTTGTAACTAATAGGAATTAAATGAAATGTATTTTCTATTTCTGAACCTTTTATGCAGTAAGCTTGATTTTTGTTATTATTCTGATTAAAATCATACAATCTATAGATATAATATTTATTCATATTTTTCTTAGCAAACATCAATTCATTTTCAGTAATATAAAATGGTGTTTCAATGCCACAATTTGTAGTTTTTACTTCAATAAAAATAGATTCTCCATTTTTATCGTACGATAAAATATCATATCCAACCCCATCTCCTTGAACACGAGAAGTATGCTCGACTAAATCTGATAAATTTCTTCCATCCTTATCTACTAACCCCTTTAGTTTAGATTTTTCGTATTCAAGAACGTACTCTTCTCCTTGCATACCCAACAATTTCTGTTTTGCTATTTTATTCGAATAATCTTTTCCTTTAAAAATAGGATTTTTAGTTTCAAAATTATTATGAATGGGAATATTTTTAATATTCCTAAATTCCAAATTTATTGACTTATTTTTTTGCAATGGTTTTGCTAAACGTTTAAATTCCTCGTTTTCCCATTCGATCTCTATATCGTTAATAATTAACTTATTTGTCTCTTCAAATCCATGAATAAGTTGACCGCTCAAACTTTTATAGATGCACATTAATTCATTTAAGTCTTGAATCAATGTCTGATTATCTGGAATATTTATTTTGTCGTAATATTTTCCTAAAATATGTCCATGTTCATATCCAGCCCCGAGTGCGCTACTGCTAACTTTTAAATCTATTTCGCTAATATACTCTTGCTTTACACCTGATAGCTTATTCCTCCAATATCGAGAGACGTTGTCAATATTACTTATTGCATCTCTAATGTTTTTTGAATCATTTTTATAATAAGTCCATCCTTGATTTAAAGAAACATATACCCCACTCATATCACTAACAAACAAATAGACTATATAATAGCCTTTTTGTGCTGATTCTGTAATACTTTGATCGCATATTGCTATCCATGGAACCTCCGCCCATTGTCCCTTCCCAGAAGATCCGTAAACCTTATAATTTTTTTTACTAATATTACAACATTTTGATATAATATTAGGATAAGTATTTCTTATATCATACGCCAATGAATTTTCTCTAAAATTTTCACTTTTCTCTAAAGAATATTTATTTAATATAACATTTAAAACATCTCTCAAATTTTCCTTAGGCATATTCTATTTTTTAGCATCGTTTGCTAGCCTATGCAATAACAAACATTCATGGTAATCACTTACTCCGGAGAGAAGCCAAATGCCTATCAATCCCGGATTTAACACCATAAGCATATCCCATCCACCGCCAGCCGCTCTATCATGGCCCCATGAAAAGAGTGGCCTTCAACGGCGGAGAATTGTCACCGGAACTCGCCCTGCGCTCGGACATGGACGTCTACATGCGCGGCGCGCAAACCTTGGAAAACTTCGACGTTTCCCAAATGGGCGGCATCCGCCGCCGCCGTGGCATGCGCCCCTTTGCCGATGCCTTGGATGGCTCCCGAATCATCCCCTACATCTACTCCACGGATGACCGTTACATCGTGGAAATCAACTCGGAAAAACTCCGCGTCTTCAACACCTCCGGCGCGGTCATCTCGGAACATGACTCCTACATCGGCAGCATAGACAAGCTGCGTTTCAAGCAAGTCAACAGCCTGCTCGTTCTCACATCGCCGGATTACCCCGTCATGGTACTCAAGCGCAACGGTGCAGGGGAATGGACATTTGAGGAATTCCAATTCAAAAGCGTCCCATGGCGTGAGGAAGGCTACCGGGACTACCCCGTCACCGTCTCGCGGGATGCTTCCGGGGACTACTCCGTTTCCTTTCCTGAAGAACTCGAAGATGTCGAAAGGGAATGCAGCTCTGGCGACCTCCTCCGCGTCTCCTACTACACCACCCAGCAAGACCTCTTCAACTACGCCTCCCAGCTTCTCAACGGCGTCTCCATCATCACCGTCCTCTCGCCATCCTCCAACATCGTCAAAGGGCAGAAAATCGCCCGGCGCACGGATGAAACCAAACGCTACTACTCCTGCACGAATGACTGGACAGGATCCACCTCATTTGTCACCGGATTAACGGCCCCGGAAAACTACCCGGACAACTTCCTCGCCGCAGAATCCATAGACGGCTACGACCAAGTCACTCCCATCAATGCACTCGCCCAGGGAATGAGTTTCAAAAAGGGAGACAAAATCGTCTTGGACTCCGGTTACTGGGAATACTGGACGTGCATCAAAGACTTCAACGCTGCCTCCTACGTCTCCGGTTCCGTCGCTCCGGAAGACTACCCCGGCCACTTCATCCGCGGCCTTGCCATTGGCTCTGCCGCCCCATGCCGGGGAACATGGCAATTCTACTGCTCCGGTTCTTGGATTGGCGAATACGAAGTCCGCCGCTCCTACGAAGGCCGGGAACTCACCGACGAATGGGAAACTCTCGGAAACTCCTACTCCCGCATCGGTTCCACCTCCAACACCCTCCTCACCGGAGACGAACAAAAAGAAGAATGCTGGCTGCGCCTCTTCATCACCCGCTCCCGGTATGAAGGAACTTCCATCATCAACGGCTTTCCTGCGGACTCGTGCAGCAACCGTCTCGTTATCTCACCCTACAAACATGACATGCTCCTCCGTTACACCACCGTCGAAGACGAAAGCGGGGAAATCATCTCCTACTCGTGGGACTACATCAACGACATCAAGCTCAACTACACCGGATCCCGCGACGTCATCGACTGGTCTTGGCAGGCGTATAGCGACAAATACGGCTATCCCTCCCTCTGTGACGTCTACAACCAACGCCTCGTCTTCGCATCCACCGCAGCCCAGCCTCAAACAATCTGGATGTCCGCCACGGACGACATCAACAACTTCCATGTCGGAAAAACGGATGACTCCGCCTTGGCCGTGACCATGTCCACCACCACACAGAACCCTATCTGCTGGCTCATGGCGCAGGGAGCGCGCCTCTTGCTCGGCACCTCGGACGCGGAATGGGTTGTCTCATCCGGTGGTAGCCAGTCCATCACCTATGCCAACGCCCGTATCGACAACCACGGCTACGTTGGCTCCGCAGACACCCCGGCAATCATGGCTACGGACAAAGTCGTCTACTTTGAGCGCGGTTCGGGTCGTCTCTACCAATACGGATATGACTTCTCCTCGGACGCTTACGTCTCCCGTGACCTCACCGTCTTTTCTGACCATATCCTCCGCAATGGCGGCGGCGTCCGGGACGGCTGCTTCATCCGCAAGCCGGACTCCCGCGCCTTCTTCGTCCTGAACAACGGCACCGCCGCCCTCATGACCTACAACTCCCTTCATGAAGTCAACTGCTGGCATCGCTACACCACCGCGGGAACCATGGAATACTGCGCCGTTCTCCCCAACGGCACAGAATCGGACTCCCTCTACCTCATCGTCCGGCGGGCCGACGGACGATACATTGAAGTCATCGACGACCAAAGCCCCTATATAGACCGCTACGAACACGACTATACCTCCACCATGATCACCAACGCCCTCACCAGCGTTGAATACCGGGCCAAGCAGCAACCATCGGCGGAAATTAAATTTTGCTTCGCGGAAGAAACGGAAGTGGAAGGCATCCAAATCACCACGGACGGCACCACATGGGACAACCTTGACCGCAATGACCCCACCATCCCCAAAGGCTGGAACTCCCTTGTCTCCTCCGGGCACTGGGACTATGACGTCATCGTCGGCATCCGCGTCACCGGAGAACGTCCCCTCCACATCCTCGCCATACAAGGCTGAAACATGGAGCTGACCCCGGAACAATATGCCACCCTGAAAATCCTCCTATCCAACCGCGAATGGCGGTTGAACCACCTCTACCATGTCGTCAACAAAGACGGCAAAATCGTCCGCTTCTCTCTCAACTGGGCGCAGCGGCAAATCCACAGCGGCCTCCACCACTACAACAACGTCCTCAAAGCCCGTCAGCTTGGCATCTCCACATACACCGCCTTGCTCATCCTGGACATGTGCATGTTCACGCCCAACTACACAGCGGGCATCGTAGACCGCACCGGGCCGGAATCCAAAAAGAAACTCGCCAAAATAAAATTCGCCTTCGACCACCTTGACCATCTTCCTCAAACCCCTACGGAAGAAGACAGGGAACTTGCCCTCATCGGCGCATGGCTCAAGGAAGAAATGAAAGGCTGCTATATCGGGGCCACGGAAGCCAAATTCCCCAACGGCTCCACCATCTACGCCGGAACATCCCTGCGCGGTGGCACCCACCAATTCATTCATGTCTCTGAACTCGGATCCGTCGCCGTACATAACCCCTCCAAGGCGGAGGAAACCATCACGGGTACCCTCAACTCCATTGACCAAACCGGAGTCGTCATCTTGGAATCCACCCATGAAGGCGGCCAATACGGCCTCAACTACCGCCTCGTCACGGAAGCAATGGACTTGGTAGGCAAACCACTCACACCTCTTGACCCTAAATTCTGGTTCTTTAGCTGGGTGGAGCAACCCGAATACCGTATCAAGGGTGGCAAATTCTCCGGCGCGCCGGAACTCGCCAAATACTTTCATAGTCTGGAAACCGACTACGCTATCACACTCGATGAAGAACAAAAAGCTTGGTACGAATCCAAAAGCCGCACACAAGGTTATAAAATGAGACAGGAATATCCCACCGTCCCGGATGAAGCCCTCAACCCCATAGCCAGCGGGGCCATCTACGGCAGCCAGATCAACCGCCTCCGGGAACTGGGCCGCCTCACCGCGGAATATGAACCGGATCCTTACCGCCCCATCTACGCTGTCTTTGATAAAGGCATGGCGGACTTTACGTCCATCTGGTGGATTCAGCCCCGCCCGGACGGCCTCTTCTCCTTCCTGGACAACTACACCGCCAACGGCCTGCCTCTTGACCACTATATCGCAGAACTCCGTAAAAGGGACGCCCTCTTTGGCCGTGTCAAAGACGTTATCCTCCCGCATGACGGTGTCAACCGTGACTACAACGGCGTCAAATACTATGAAAAACTCGAACAGGCGGGCTACTCGACCATTCTCGTCAAGCGTACTTCGGATGTGTGGTCCTCCATTGACAGTACGCGGACGCTGCTGCGTCATGCCGTCATCCACGCCCGTTGTTCGCAGAAAACAACTCTCCCCAACATGAAGGAAGGTTACATCTCCGGGGTGGATGCGCTGGCCAACTACAAAATGGCCCCGCCGGGTAAGAACGGTGTTACTCGGAACGAACCCCTGCATGACATCTGCTCTCACGCCTGCGACTCCCTCCGCACCTTTGGCGATGCTTGGGCCGCTGGATATATTGCCAAGGAAACCGGATGGAAGAGCGATGATGATGACGAAGGCGTTCACTCTCCATACTCAGGCCTTGCCCGTGGCGCGGAGAGTCTATATCTATAGTATTTTACAAAAAAGGAATCGTGATACAAAATATCCACATGGATAAGAAAATGATGAAGGCACTATGTGGTACATGCGGTATAGAAACAAATTGTGAAGTCATAATCAGTGAGAGTTCACGTTCTGACGGGGATTACGAATATCCAGATGAAGTAGTATTATTAGTTACGAAATGTCTTGGTTGCAATAAATGTACTGTATCAAGAGTGACTATCTGTGACTCCGATATGTATTTCGATGAAAACGGAAAACTTGTTTGTCCTCAAACCACAAAAATTATATATCCTAAATATTACAATAAAAACATAAGTAGAGAAAAGTTTATTGAATCATTTAAAACAAAAATAGAAGAGCTTGATTCTTGTTGTCCTTCCGAAATATTGTTAATTTTACGTGAATGTTTATACGCGTACGAATTTAGATTAAATACTCTTTCTACCGTCGGTCTTCGCATGATTGTAGACTCTGTTTGCCAAGAGAAAGAAAAGAGCGGTGAAATACCGAAAGCAAAAAGAGATGATTTGTTGGAAAAAGGTTATATAAATAAAGAGCAAAAAGCAATATTAGAGAAAATTGTGGATTATGGAAATGATGCTGCCCACAAGTTTAACCCTCTGAAAAATAATGATATTGAAATATGTTTCGATGTTATTGAAATATTATTGAAAAATATATATCATTTGCCAAAAATTAAAAATAAACTACCAGAATCAAAAAGAAATAAAAGATAGACTGTTAGTCAAAAAGCCCCGTCCGGCATCACACCGGGCGGGGCTTTGACTATGCAATAACCAACATGCGGATAAACTAGGCGACAACCTCCTTGCAAGGCATCAGGAAGAACATCTCCTTATCCTTTCGTGTGGCACCGGAAGCAGCCTTCACAAGAATCTGTTCCCGCACGCCGATATATTCGGGCCGCGGTTCAATGCGGAACTGGGCATCCTTCCACACGCCGAACTCCACGCGGGACTTCAACCAGGCAACGCACATGCGGTTCCCGTCTTCATCCAGCGGCAGCATATTCGTCACCAGGAACTTCACGCCCAGGAAAGCGTTCACCTCCCCGTTCGTCAAGCTCTGGAACCCGTAATTGCGGTTCTGCGTCTGTTCCAGCAGCAGCATATCCATGTGTTGCGCCGGAGTAATGGCAACCACGATCTCTTCACCGCGGCCAGCCTTGAACATGTCAAGCATCTGGTAACGGGCGCGGAGCAGGGCAATCTTGTCAATCAGCATCCCGGCGGCGGTCTTCGTGCCTTTGGCGGCATAATCAACCGGAATCACATTGAAGGAATCGGGAGCCGTATCAAGTTCTTCAATAGTCGCTCCGTCATCTCCCGTATAATTAGGTGCCAGAATCCCGCCGCACACGCCGTCTGCCTGCGTGCGGACGCGGTACTTCCCGGACGTCTTATCCTTCATCACGCCCAAAATGACCTCATCATTCATGCGGGCCAGGGCCTTCCTTTGCTCGCTCATGACATGGGACGCCGTGAAATCCAGCGTGTCCATATCCATCTTGTCGTCCTCTTCCAGCGGAATCGCATTGTAGAACTTGCGCTTCCTCATCGTGCGCTTGCCGAACGGAATATCCTTCCATTCAACCTTCTCAAAGCGTCCTTCGTACTCCTTCATTTCCGTCTTGCCATAGGCGGGCATTTCGACGGCCTTGCCGGAACAGTTGGGATGAATCGTCACATACGGCTTCACCAGCTCGGTATCTTGCTGAATCTGCGTCTGCCACTTCGTTTCCCGCTTGGTGCGGAACATCTTTGTAATATCTGGGGTAAGTTCCATGCACCGCTTATCGCATCCCTCAGCCTCCCGGCTGCATGCTTGCCCCGTTAAAAAGCTTCCTCACGTTGTTAAAAACGCCCCCAAACTTAACACCGCAAGCATACACGCACGGCATCCCCCCTTGCTTAATATGCCCGGTATGGACAAGGTCACCTTCTTTCAACAAAGTCTTCAAACTCTTGGAGACCGCGAATACAAGCGGGACTCCCCCACCGGGAAAGCCTGTGACCTCTGGTTCCCCTCCGTCATGCACGAAGCCCTCAACTACGGAGCATGGAGCTTTGCGACAAAAACAATAGAACTCCCGCTGGAAGAAGACGGCACCTACACCCTCCCGGAAGACTGCCTCCGTCCCTTCAAAATAGATGCGCTGCGATACCGGATTGACGGAAACAAAATCATCGTGGAGCAAAGCCGGAACGTCCCAGGTAAAAACACCCTTACCCTCCGCTACATATCCAACGCGCTTGCCAAGGCGGAACACCTCCCGGAAACTCAACCCCTTTTTATCCGCGGCGTTTCCCTTCTGCTCGCTGCCCGTATGGCCGTTAAAATCACTGGGGAACCACAGCTTGCCTTGAACTTGGAACAAATGGCGGCGGCTGCCCTCTCAAACGCCCTTCATCAAGACGCGCTCACCCAGTACAGCAATGACCAGCATCCGCTGGACGACATCCTTCAATCCTCCATCATCAGCTAACCATGGGACAAATCATTGGCAACCTCGGACAGGCCAAAACCTACAAGGCCCAAGCATCCGTTGCGCTCGCACAGGGCCGCGCCCAAAAAGCCGCAGCCAGTAAGCGGGCCTTCAACCTTGAAGAAGAAGCCCGTTCTGACTCCATCCTTGCGGGAAAGAACATGATGCGCCAGCGGGAAAACCAGACCGCCGCGCAGTCCACTGTCCGCAACGCCGTCGCATCCTCCGGCTTCACCAGTCAGGGATCCGGCCAGCAGGCGGAAATCGCCACGGCGGACATCTTTGAAACTGCCATCCGTGACATGGCCCTCTCCAACGCCATCAGCGACTCCAACAAACGGTATGCGGCGGACGTTTCCCGCTATCAGGGAGACCTTGCCATGCAGCAGGCGGAAGCCGCGGCCTCACAATACAACAGCTTGGCAAAAACGGCCAGGACATCCGCGCTCATTCAGGGCATCGGTTCTGTGGGGGCGGGTGCCCTTGGCTACGCGCTGGGCTACCAGCAGACGGACCCCGTCACGGGCAAAACGACCACCATGTCGGGGTGGAAAGGCGCACAGGCCGCATACAGCAATGCCTATGACCTCTCCGGCTCCATGCTGCAATGGGCACCCGGTACAGTAACGGCAGGCCGCAACTCCTCGGTCAATGCGGGTAACTCCATCTTCCAGCTCTTCGCTCAACTCTTTCCCGGAAAATAACCATGCGTCACTGTCCAACGGAAGCCTACACCTACCTTGAAGCCAGGGAACCTGGCCTCTACCAAACCCTCATACGCACTACCATCGCGGCAGGCGGCATCATTCACTCCGCTCCTGACTGCTTCTGTCTGGCAATTCCCGCGCCGGATGACCCGCGTACCGTCGTCATCCTCTTCCAATGCTCGGAACTCCCCGCCCTTTGGCGGTTGGCGAAAATGTACCGCCATCGTTTCGACAAAGTCCGCTTCCGCCGCGACTTCAAAAACCGCTACCCGGAGCGCACCGTCCACATTGTCCGCTTCATGCGTAAAAGAAAACTCGCTGCCCTTGCTGCAAAGAAATCTTAACTATTCACTTTTAACTATTAACTTCAATATCCCCTATGCCGGAACTTCCTATGTACACCGGGGCGCATGTCCAGCTCGGAAACGGGGCATCCCCGCTCCCCACGCCTGACATCGGCATACAGGCTGCCCAGCACGCCAACCAGCGCGGAGCCGTCGCTCTAGATGAAACTGCCAACCAATACTACCGAATCCAGGACTTCGGGGAATCACAAAAAATAGAAAGCCGTCTCCGTGAACAAATCGCTGACTTCGACGTGGAATTCAAACGCCGGGCCGCCCTCGCCCCCGGCTCGGAAGACGCCCTTTATGACGACCGTGGAACTCTTATGGAAGACCAGCTCGATAAACTCGTCGGAGAATACACTGACAACATCGGGGAACTCCAAGGCAACTTCATCAACCCGGAAGCCCGTATGCGTTCCGATGCCATGCGCTTCCACGTCAGCGGCGACCTGAAAAAAAGGGCCTACGGGAAAGCGGCGGAACTCGGCATTCAGCGCACGCGGGAACACTTCCAGAACAACTATGACCTCGCTATTCGTAACGAAGACTACTCCGGGGCCGGGTTCGCCATCACGGACGCACGTGACAACGGCGTCATCACCGCAGAAAAAGCGGACATCATGCTCCTTGACCTTCGGGACACTGCTCTCATGGCCCGCGCCCAAAAACAAAGCGAAGAAGACCCCGTCGCCTTCTGGAATGAACTGGACGACGACGGCAGCCCTTACGCCGTTCTCCCCTCCTCCAAGCGCATGCAGCTCCAACGCCTCGCTTCCCTCTCCATGCAGGGATTCAGCCGTTCCTTCGTTAAATCCGTGGAAACAGGCAACGCCAAGGCGGAAAAAATCCCCGGCTCCAAAACCTCAACAGCATCCACAGGCAGCGCGAAAAAAGAAAAGGAAATCTACAACCCGGCTCCCTCCAACATCACCCGCAATCTTCATGCCCTCTGGCGCAAATACAACGGAGACTTCAAGGAAGGACAAGGAAAAATAGACGCCATGCCCTTCCTTGCGGAACAGGGCCGCGCCATGATCACGTCACCCCATGACGAAACGGAGGCGGAAATGGTCATCGCCCTCTACAAGCAATTCGGGCAGGGGGAAGACTACGCCAAAGCCATGGTCAAGCAATGGCAGGAAGACCTCGCGCGACCGAAGGGCCTTGACCCCAAAGTCACCTTATCCCATGCAGCCCAGGTGGGCTACTTCACCAGGGCGGAAGACGCGGCCATCCTTGCTCTTGAACAGGAAAAAGTGCAGAAACAGGAAGATGATGAATGGACGCTGGAAGATGAAGCCCGGCTCAAGGCCGCCAAAGACCGGAGAAAAGCCGCTGCGGAAAACGCCCAATCCCTCCTCCTCGCCAATCTGGACATCTGGAAAAACGACCAGCAATACAACGGCGGAAAAGAAAAAAAAGAACTTACGGAACTCGAAATTGCCAATCGCCTGTGGGACACCATCGCCAACTACACCCCAGGCAACAAGGATCAGGTTCAGCAAGACAGCTACCGACAACAGGAAGCAGTCAACATCACAGCAGCCAGTGACAACTACATTCGGAAGCAGGCCGCAGCCCAAAGCCGAAACCTTGACCTGAAAGCGGAACTGTCCGTTACCAACCGCCTCAATGAAGAAGAACGGAAAGCCGCAGAAAAAATGATCGCGGACATCAGGCGCAGGGAAGAAGAAGCCTACCGCCGCACGCAGCCCGTGGACTCCATCGTGCCCGTCAGCCGGAACAAAGACCTCCCCGCCCAATGGGGAGACGACGGACAGGAAGCCGTTCTCTACGTTCCGGAAGGCTGGTACGCGGAAGGAATCACCGTGGGCGTCACCACCCCCGGCCGCCGCTACGCGGAAGCGAAAATCGTCTCCAAACCGGACTGCACCTCTCCCACCATGTCTAAAGCCCTCCGCCGCCAGCTTGGCACCATGAACATCAACTACGACCAAATTACCGTCACCGCATCCGGCACCAAAGCCAACACTGCCGCCGGAAATGCCGCTGCCCTCATCATCGGCAATGAAGCCCGCCGTGACAAACAGGGCAATCTTTCCATCTACAGACTCCCAGCCGGAGACGGTGGAGGAACGCATGAAATCGCCGGAATCAACAACGGTAGCCACCCGGCGGAATACGCCAAACTGGAAACCCTCGTCAAAGCGGGCAAACACGCGGAGGCGGAACAGGAAGCCAAACGGTACATCATGCAATATACCCAGCCCGTCGGAAACATCCTGCAAACCGCAGGCGTCACTTCCTCCGGCATAGACTACTTCCTTCGGGACATGTACTTCAACGGCGGCGAATATGGGGCCGTCCGCGTCATTCATCGCGCCCTCGGAGTGGAAGACTCCAAAAAATTCAATGCGGACACTGTGGAAGCCGTAAAAAACTACCTCAAGACCCACACGGAACAGCAGCTCTTGGAACGCCTCAAAAACGCACGGGAACGCCTCTACAAATCCATCGCCGCCAACAACCCGGACAAACGGCAATTCCTCTCCGGCTGGCTCAACCGGAACAACCGCGTCTACGGGCAGGCCGCGGAGATGGCTTAACCCTCACCACCTCTTTCCATCATGGACTACTTGCAGGAAAACACCTTCTTCATCCCGTCCCCCGCGCCCGCGCCTGAACAACTCGCCTCCCCGGACTATGAGCAGCAGCGGAAACAGGACATGGACTACCTCTCCAACTACCTCCTCTCCGGCCAGTACCCGGAACACCGCGCCTTGGCGGAACAGGCCCACGGCCATGACCCCTATGCCCATGCGCCGGAACAAGAACGCAAATGCTTCGTTGGGCGTAAAGCCTGCGGCGTCCTCCTCGGCAACGACCAGGTCCCGGACATGTACTTCCGCCAGCAAAACCTCCCCATCCCGGAGGGGGCGGACACGCGGGAAAAAATGTACATGGCCGTCTATGACCACCTTGACGGCGTCGTCAAGCAGGCCAAGCAGAAACAGGTGGAAGAACAAAAAGCCCTGGAACAATACGGCCAGCAGTTATTGGGGCGCATTGACCGCGCCTGCAAAGGCAGCGGAGAACAATGGACGCCCAAAGACATAGACATGATGGGCCGCGCCGGAATCACACCGGACATCATCAACCGCGTCCGCGCCGCCTATGCCAAACTCCCCGTCGGCAGTTTCATCCTCGATGATGCCGATGCGGCAAACGTCATGACGGCAGCCGGACTCAACAAAGACGACCTCACGCCGGATGACAAAAAAGTGGAAGACATCCTCATGAGCCTGTGGGGCAAGGCCATCTATGACAACTACGGAGCCAACATCGACAGACAATATGAAAACCCCGTCGCTCAATATGCCTACGAAAGCATCAAGCCCATCCACAACCTCTACTACTCCACGCTCTCCGGCGCAATGGGCGTCTTGGAAAACCTCCGCAATGTAGACGCGGACGTCCCCTCCTTCATGACGCCGGGGGACCGCATGGCATACGACCATATCCCCTTTGACAACAAAAACCCCTTCCTCTCGGTGGAAGAAATGCGGCAGGACAAGGGACTCCTCCGCACCATCGACTTCCGGGCAAAAATGAAAAACGTCCGCAAGGCGGCCCAGCAGGCATACACCGAAGGGCGGCAAACCTGGGGAATCAACAAATTCGCCGTCACCCTTGGCGACATGGTCGGTCAATCCGTCCCCAACGCCATACCCTACTTTGGCGTGTACAGCCTCCTCAAAGGATCCGGCACGCAACGCTATGAAGAAGGCGTTGCCCTCGGACTATCCCGTGAAGAAAACGTCAAACGTGCATCCCTCTTCGGGGCGGCGGACACCCTGGAAGAAAAAATCGGCATGGGCGTCCTTGGCAAAGTCCCCGTGCTGGGGCGTCTCCTGAACGCCGGACTTAACAAAACGGGCCTCCCGTACAACTCCCTCCGCGCCAAATACCTCGCCAGTGAAACCGCCCAAATATGGGGTAACACCGCGGCGGGCGTGCTGGAAGAAGGCATTGCGGAACCCATCGTCGGGGGCACTACCCGCGCCGTCATGAGCAACTTCCTTGACGATGAACGGGGCAAAACCTCCCTCTCCGCCATCCCCGGCGACATCCTCCAAAACTTTGAAGGCTACCAGGGCCTCGCCCTTGCCTTCTACTCCCGCGGCTTCGTCAAACTCGCGGAACCCCAAATCCGGGAAAACGTCAAGCACTTCGCGGAATCTCTGGACGGATTCACCGCTCTCGGCGGTTCGGAATCCGGCTACCTTCGCGCCTTGGAAATCAAAGACACCGACGCCCGCAACGACTTCATCGCCGAACACCTCAAAACCGAATGGGCAAACAACCCGGAACAGGCAGCCCGCCGGGCGGAACAGGGAAACGCCGCCCTCCTCGGTACACAGGAAATCGCCCAGCTCCGCGAACTCGAATCCTTCCGCGCCTTGCAGGAGCGCGGCGTCATTCCCCGCTTTGAGCCAGCGCAGGAAACGGGCAAATACCGTGTCTACCTTGACGCGGAAACAGCGGAAACCCGCCGGAAGGCCCAACCTTCGGAGGAAGGAATTTCCGCGGAGAACCCCGTGGCGAAACAAACGCGGCAGGGGCAGGACTACGCCCTCATGACGGAAGACCAGCTCAACACCCTCCTCACCCTCTCCATTGGAGAACGTGAGCGGGACACCATCCTGTGGGCGCAAAACCTCCTCGCGGCGGAAAACGTCGTGGACTACCTCGAACAACAGGGATGGAAAACGGAAAACATCGGCCAGACGGAAACCACAGCCACCCTCCGCACGCTCGCCCGGCAGGCTACCGCCACCGTCCGCCTGCTGGAAGCCTCCGGCATCACCCGGCAGGAAGCCCTTGCCTCGGTCAACCCGGACATCTCGGAACATGCCAGCCTCCAAAGCATCATCACCGCCTACTCCGGGTCCAAGGGCAGGGCAGCCACCGCCCGCCGCCGCGGGGAGCAAACCTCCTTTGCCTCGAATGCCTATGTCATCCGCCAGCAGGATCCGGTCAACGGAGGCTTCCAGCAAATACTGCGCTTCTCCCGTGGAGAAGCCACGGTGGAAAACCTGTGGGAAGAAACCATGGAACAGGCCGCCATCAACTGGTGCGCCCAGGAAAACCTCTCCCCGTCCACCTTCGGCAGCCAGCTACAGGACATGCAGCGCGCCGTCAACCAGCTCTACGGAGAAGAAGGGGGCGTTCAATTCATCGGCCTTGACGTCGTCCCCACCTCCGGCGACGTCGTGGAAGCCCTCTCCCTCATCGGACGTTCCCGCCTCATGCACGACGTGGTAGCTGGTACCAGCAGCCTCCCCTCGTGGATCCAGAAACTTGTCCGCTTCGTCTCCTCCTTCCTCGAACAATTCCGGGCCAAGGCGGAACTCGGCCACGCCATCGCCAAACTGGAATCATCCGGCCAGCTCACCCCGGAAATGCAAAACCTCATCAACGCCATGACCGGGGCCGTGGACTCCATCCACGCGCGGGACATCCGGCAGGAAGCGGACATCGTCACCGCTGTGGAAAGCTCCATCGCGGAACATGAAGCCGCCTTCACCCGTGCGGGCACCTCCCAAACGAAAACGCTGGAAGACATCCGGGCGGAACTTGGCGACGTTGCCGCCCAGCAGGAACAGCAGCAGGAACAGGCGGAACCTCCAACCACGGAAACCCCGCCGGATCCCGCCCAGCCGGAACCGGACGCCAATGCCTTCATCGCCCCTGACGGCACAGTCCTTGCCCCCGGACAGGACAGCCGGAAAGACGCTGCCTCTGATAGCCCCTTCATCGGCGGCAACTACATCCAGATCGGGGAAGCCCGCCTCGGAGCCGTCCCCACGGCTTCCATCCTCCATGCGGAAGACCTCGCTCAAACCAAACGCAATGCGGACGCCAGCGGCCTCACCAAGCCCCTCACTGGAAAATTCAAAAGGGAAACCGCCCCCGTCTACCTCCTCCATCGCAACAACGGAGAACTTCATATCTTCTCCGGCAGGCATAAACTCGCCCTAGCCAGAGAAAACGGCATCGACCGTGTCGCCGCCTACGTCTATGAAGAAGACGCTGTCCACACCCCGGAATGGGCGCGGTATGAAGACATCCGCCTCAACATCCTCGATGAACAGGCCACCATCACGGAAGTAGCCCTCTACGCCCGCCATCTCAAGGAAGCCAGCCCGGAAGCGGACGTCGTCGCAGACATGACTCACGAGGGACTGGTACGCATCCACCCCCAGCCGTGGCGGCGTACCCCCACCCAAATAGGCGCATTCATCGGGGCCAACGCCAGCCCTGACTTGCTCGACCGCCTCAAAAACCCGGACAACTCCCTCATGGATGAAAAGGCGGCCTACACCATCTGCCAGCTCACCACGGACGCGACCGTCCAGCAATGGGCCGGGGGACAAATCCAGCAGGGGCAGCCCATTGACGACATCGTCGCAGGCATCCAGCAGCGGGACGCCGCCGTCTCCGGCGGTCAAATCGAATACGACATGTTCGGCAACGCCATCTTCAACAACGCCGAATTTGACCACGTCACCCGCTATGTCAACGCCTGCAAGGCGGAAATCTCCCGCGTGGAAGCCCTCCTCAAAAGCAAAAACCGCATCGCCAAAGACCAGCCGCTCGCCCGCCAGCTCGGCCTCTCCATTGACCAGCACACGGACGTTGCTTCCATCCGCAAGCAAATCGCGTCCCTCAAAATCGCCTACAACAACATCGGCGTCCACCCGGAAATCACCGCAGCGGGCCGCCTCTGGAAAGAAGGGGAACCCGTTCACCCGCTCAAGGACATCCCGGAACTCCGCCTTGAAAACGTAGAGAAAACGGACACGGAAACCATTCGGGAACCCAGGCCCTTCGATGACGGGGAAATGCTCTTCTCCGCCAGCCTCACCCCCATCCGGGAATCCGCCGCAAACGTCCAGCCGGAAGGCTCTCGCTCGCCACGTATCGACATCTTCCATCATGGAATGGACGACTACAAAAACCTCACACTTGAGGAGCAGCAGCGTCTCGCCAACCGCGGTCTCGATGAACTCTACCCCATGGCCCAGGCTGTCATGCAGGACTTTGACGCCATCGTCCGCGGTATCGGGGAACGCCTCGGCCTGCGCGTCATGATGCGGAAAACTCTCAAGGGACGGGAACGCGCCCTGCAGAAAACCATGGAAGACAACGACGGCGATGCGGGAAAACTCCTGGACGTCTTCGGGGGCACCCTCATCATGCCGGACAATGCGGACTTCTCACAAGTCGTCTCCGCGGTCAAGGAAGCCGGAATGGAAATGGCCCGCATCAAAAACGGTTATAAATCTCACGACCCTTACGGCTACGCGGACATCAAGCTCAACGTCCAAATGCCCAATGGGTTCATCGGAGAAATCATCCTCATTGAAGAACACATGATGCGGATGAAAGAAGGCCCCGGCCATAAAATCTATGAAGTTGGGCGCAATCTGGAAATAGAACTCAACCAGAACAAAGACAACCCGGACTACGGGGAAAAACGCCGTCAGCTCGTCGCACGTTATGTGGAGTCCCTGCAACAACTCTCCCGCGCCTACTACGGCAATCAGGGACAGGACTCAATCAGGGAAGCGGAGCAGGAAGCCCGGAAAGCTCATTCATCGCTTCCGCATTCCTGGGCATTCTCCAATGCCTCTTCCAGTGAGGAAAGCGGAATCGTCCCATTAGCTGGATTAGGAGAAGGGGTATACGTGGCTTCAATGAGCTTGACCGTTCCTTCGGGATCCACAAGCACGCGGTATGTATTCCCGGACTTGTCCGTGGCCCAGGAAGCGTCTCCGTCTCCTCTAGTCCAGAACTCGACCAGTTCCACATCTGATGCTCTCAATAACATATCCACGGATAATGTAGCATCGTCCCTGAACAATGTCAAATCAGCCCTTGAACAAGCGGGGGAACGCGCATCCTCCCCATCCCCTGAACAGGACGGCCCCGGCGTCAGCTTCTCCCTTGCTCAAGCCTCCGTCATTTCAAGGCTCATTCTTGCTCCTCGCGCCAACGAAGCCAAAGCCCGTTCCCTCATGCGTGGCATCGACGAAGCCATGAACCGCTGGAACATTGCTGCATCCGTGGACATCACCCATGACAGCGCGGCCCGCACCTTCGGGGAACTCAACTCCATCCTCGCGGAAATCCAGCGAGTCCTGCCGGACAACTACAAAATCAACATGCGCCCCTACCTCAACTTCGGAGCAGCCTACGCCCGCATGCTGGAAACCGGACGCATCCGCTCCTATGGCAAACTCTCCCCGGAACAAAGAAACACCCTTGCGGCGGAACTTCAAACCCTCATGGACTCGCCGGACGTTCTCACCGCCATCCGCGGGGAAGTGGCTGATCAAATCTCCATTCGTCAGGAAACAACAGGAAGGGGAGGCCCGGAATACGCGCAGGCATACCGCACCCAACAGGAAGACATCGTCCGCCAGCTCGCCGAAGGAAGGCTCAACACCCTCCTTACCTCCATCATGACCGACGTTCGCGGGCAACTCGAACAATACCTCAAGGACGAAAGCGTTGCCAAGGTACTTGACCGCATCGCCCGTCTCATGCCCAAAAAGAAAGACAACGGAAAATACGGTAAAGGCTCCCTCCCGGCGGACGCCTACCGCACCCTCGGCCAATACCTTGCCATGCTCGATGCGGATGCCTCCGCCGTAGAAGCGGAAACAGCCAGACTGGAAGCTCTTATCCGGGACGCCTCCCTCAACCAGACGGAAGCGGCGGAAGGGGAAACCATATCCATCCCCTACGAATATGCGGGAAGAAAAGAAAACCTCACCCTTGACCAGTTGGAAAGCAAACTCGCGGACTGGCAAACCTTCGGAAACTTGGCGGACATGAACCTCGATGAAACCCGCGCCGCCATGGAAGCCATCATGACCTACATCCAGACCAACCGCACGGCATGGGTGCAGAAAAACCAGCAGGAAGCATGGCAGAACGAAAAACTTGCCTACGACATCTCCGGCTCCATCCGGCAGCATGTCACCGTAGATGAACAAGCCGTCCGCGACGCCAACGAAAACGCGGACAGCTCCCGCGTGGAATGGGCGCGTGCCTGGTTCTCCGGCCTGCAATCCTTCTCCCAAATGCTCGAAAGCCTCTCCTCCATCGACGGCATGAAGGAACTCTCCCAATACGGCATCTCGGAAATAGCCAAAGCCAACGTCTCTCTCAACACGCGGGAAAACAACCATGCCGCCGCCTTCGCGCAAATCATTCGGGAATCTGCCGGACTGCGGACGAAACGCGACATAGAACGATGGATTCTTGACGCCAAGCTCACTCGCGACACCGGGGCCGTCACCGCCCCTGTCAGGGAAAAAAACGTCACCCTCGACATCCGGACCGCACAGGAATACATCGACCTCATCGAAGCCGACGACAGGGAAGGCTTTGAAGCCAAGCGGCAGCACATCATGGAAACCGCCCGCCGCCAGGGCATCCGCCCCGAACGCCTCGGCCTCATCTCGGAAATGGACATCCCTGCTCTCATGAATGAACTCGCCGCCCATCCCAGGGCCGGGAAAATCACCATCACCAGCCGCATCCTTGACAAAAAGGGAACAGCCCGCCCGCTGCGCCTCTCCAAAGCGCAGGCCATGTACCAAATCCTCCTCTACGAACAGGACAGGTACAAGCCCAACTTCGAGCGGCACGGCTACACCGGGCAAACCATGCAGGCCCTCTACCGCTACGTCGGACAGGACGGCCTCGCCGTTGCCTACGGCCTCCGCGACTACATCAACCAATGCGGCATAGAACTCGCAGACGTCTTTGAAAAACTCACCGGAGTCCCGTTCCCCAAAGAAGAAAAATACTTCCGCGCCAAATTCAACCACCACGAAGGCGATGCCAAAACCGCCGTCATCGGAGAAGGCAACAACATCATGGGGCATAAATACTCCATGCTCATCACCCGTAAAAAACACAACCTCGGTCTTGACCTCTCCGCGGACGTCTTCACCGTCGCCAACGCCTCCCTGGCGGAAACGGACAACTACATCTGCACCAAACACATCACATCCAAATTCCGCGGCGTCCTCTCCCATGGTTACGCGGCGGACGCCCTCAAGGTCAAAATGGGAGCGCAGCGATACCGCCAGCTCGTCACGTGGCTTGACCTCATCGACGGGGCGGGCACCCTCGAAGCAGCCCAGCTCATGGCTCACTCCAAATTCGTAGGCCGCATGCAGGGAGCCAAGGCAAACGCCCTCCTTGCCTACAACCTCCTCACCTGCATCAAGCAGACCTCCGCCATCCTCCACCCGCTCGCCTCCGGTAAAATCGGCCTCGGAGAACTCATGAAAGAATACTCCCTCATGCTCTCCGGCAACAGCCACTTCACCTTCGCGGACATGATGCGGACAGACGCCTTCCAATCCCGTTTCAGAAAAGAACCCGTCATCCGGGAAATCCTCAATTACGGCGCAGACCAGCACTTCGGCTATGGTAAAAGAATCGCCATGTCCGGAATGGTCCCTCTGGAAAAAATGGACGTATGGAGCAACGCCGTTTCCCATACCGCCCTTGCAAACGCTGTCTTTCGCAAGCTGGAAAAGGAAAACGCCGCCCGCATTCGCAATGGGGAAGAGCCAATGACCACCGCAGACATGGAGCAAATCGCCCTCGACGAAGTCCGCCAATCCCTCGAACTCGCTGCCCAGCCCACGCGCACCACGCAGAAATCGCAGCTCCAGGCCATGGGCGGAACCTTCGTTCGCCTCTGGACATTCATGGGCAGCGAAGCCATCAACAAATTCGGCAACCTCGTCACCTTCGCCCAAAAAGGCCAGTGGGGCAAACTCGCTGCCGCATGGGCCAGCCTCTCCCTGTGGGAACAAACCATGGTAACGCTCTGGATGCTCCTCATGAACCCGCCGGGAGATAAAGACAAGGACAAGGAAAAATGGTGGAAAACGCAGGCTGTGGCTCTCCCCTCCGCCATGCTCGGATCCGTTCCTGTCGTGGGAGCAACCATTCAGACAGCCCTTCAAACCTTCGGCCTTGCTCCCTACTACGGCAACTACGGCTCCCAAATCATCCCCGCCGGAACAGCCGTCTCCAAAATCAAAAAGGCCACGAAGAAAAAAGCCACTTGGCAGGACACCTTCAACGCCTCCCTCGCCGTCCTCCAATGCCTCGCCATTGGCGGCGGCGTCTTCTCGGACTCCCGCTCCAAGCCAGTTGCGGAAACCGCCTCCGCCCTCATTGGACTATCCGCCGCGGCCAACATCCCAAAAGTCGCTGTCAAGGCAACCGAAGAACCTAAAAAGAAAAGGCGGTAAAAAGTATCGCCGCGGCTCCGGAGAACCGCGACGACCTTTGGACACTTGCCTGAAACGAGGCAAGGTATTCAGCATATCACCTCCTTTCACGTTCTCGGAAGAACTTCCTTGTGTCATACAAAAAAGAAACAGAAGAAAAACCTTGTTTTAGTATCGTGACGATACTAAATTAACCATGTCGGCAGGAGATTGGACACCTCCTCCCGATGGGTTCCGGCCTCCGGGACTCAATGCCTGAAACGAAAAAACAATGAACACCGAAATCAAAAATGAAAACGTCGTGGCTCTGCTTCATGCGGTAGCCGTTTCCTCCGGTCTTGTCAAAGAAGGCTTGCCATGGTGCAAGCGCGTAAAAGTCGCTCCCGGTTCGATCTCCTTCAACATGTTCGGGCCTACGGAAGACGCCAATGCTTGGCAGGTCTCCTTTCATCTCTCCTCCCTTCGTTCCAGAAAGAAGGTAGATGAACTCCTGCACAACCTCGCCATTGCCTCCATGGACTTCAAACTCTGCGACGGCTACGAACTCCGCTTCTGCAAGGCGGACAAATACGTCAGCATCATTATCCCGGACAATGAAAAATATGCAGCCTGAACCGAACGCCAAACAAGGAAACAAAGCCATGAACGAATACATCAACGACATTTCCCAGCAAACCGCGGAACGCGCCTTCAACGGAACCAGCTTCTCCCCTGACAGACGCGGGGAAAGCCTGCGGCGCGAATACGCAAATGACCTCGCCTCCTTCCAATCCGTCTTGGAAAAATACATGAAGGGGGAAGACGAAGACAAAATCGACGAAGAATTCGAGCGTTTCCGCTCCGGCCTCAAGCAAAGATACCTTGCCTACTGCTCGTCACACTCCCGCTGCATGTCCGCCTTCATCGTCGGCCCGGCCCGATTTCCATCGGCACGCATGCAAAAATACTCCGGCTGGGCAGACAACAAAATGAGGGAAATCAGCTCCTTCATCGAACGGGCGGAAAAATCCGTCAAAAGGAGATACTTCAAAGACCCCAACGGCCCCATCAAATCCAGTGACCCGGATGCCGTGGAGCGGCTGGAAGCCAAGCTTTCTGCTTGCCGCAAAACGCAGGAAACCATGAAAGCCGCAAACGCCGTCATCCGCAAAGCCAAGGGAGACAAGGATAAGGCTATGGCTGGACTCGTTGAAATGGGATTAAGTGAACAGACCGCCGCCAAAATCCTCACGCCGGACTACTGCGGCAGAATCGGCTTTTCGACTTACACTCTCGCTGGCAACAACGCGGAAATAAGAGGACTCGAAGGCCGCCTCCGTAAAATCAAAACCGCCAAAGAAACCACCCCGGAAAAAATAGAAACGCAAACCGGAATCATCATTGAAAAATGCCCGGAAGAGAATAGAATAAGGCTCTACTTCCCGGACAAGCCGGACGAAACTGTCAGGGCCAGCCTCAAGGCAAACGGATTCCGCTGGTCGCCTCGCCTCAAGGCATGGCAGTCCTACATCAACTGGAAGACGGAGCACTACGTCCGGAAAGAAATTGTCGCATCACAAACTGGTGCGCTCATTGAAACATGACCACTCCTGAACAATTCATTGACTGGGTAAAACAAACCCTCAACATCAGGAAAACCCCCGCCGTTGAAAAAGCGGTGGGGGTGCTTGGCGTTACGCGCCTCACCATCTTCCGTTGGCTCAACGGAACCATGCCCCCCAGCAAAACCGCATCCCTCCTCATGGAACGCATCATCAGGGACAACACGGACTGGCTCCCCGAACGTGCCGCCGCCTTCGCCCGGCAGGCCCATGAAGGCCAGACCCGAAAATTCACGGGTGCCCCCTACTACACCCACGTCGAAAGGGTGGCTGCTCTTGTCAGGGAACGCACGGACAGGCCGGAACTCATCGCCGCTGCCTATCTCCACGACACGATGGAAGACTGCGGCGTCACCTATGAAACCCTCGCGCAGCACTTCGGCCATGCCGTCGCAAACATCGTCCACGCCCTCACCAATGACGATGCGCGGAAAAAGCAACAGGGAAAAGTACGCTACATGATCGACAAACTCACTGCCATGAACCCGGATGCTCTCCTGGTCAAACTCTGCGACATCCTCAACAACATCTCGGAAACCCAGTCCGCCAATCAGGCTCGCAACTACATCCTCATCATGGACGGTCTTCTCTCCAACCCTCCCCCTGCCTGGAACAAAACGCACGCGGACATTGCAGCGCAAATCCTCGCGGCCTACCGGAAAAACTGGACGCAGGAATAACAACCCCGTTTTTAACACCGTGAGCATACCACGCCGGATAACTGGCATGGTATCTCGAAGTCATGCTTGACTTCCTCGGTGTCACTGAAAACTGGTCAGCCATTGAAAACATCCCGTGGACGCAACGCTGGACATTCAGCGATGAATCCACCTTGGAACCCGTATCTCTGGACGGAGTCACTTTCACCGGGCGCGTCCATCTTGAAGGCAGGGCGGAACCCGTCGAACTCGACATCCAGAAATCCGCAGCAGCGGAAGAAGCCAACGTCCTCATTGTCTCCTGCATAGGACTCCCGGAAGGCCGCCACGCTTACGAAATCTACTCCGTCTCGGAATCCGGCAACCAGAACCGCCTCATCAGCGGCTACATCGGCGTCATCAAATCCATTGACAAACTCGTCGATGAACTCAAAACCTACGCCTCCCGCACCCTCTCCATCCGCCTCCCCGGCCACGTCACCCGGCAAATACGGCTCGAATGGCTCTCCTGTACTCTCGCAGCCGCTTCCGCACAGCAGGCATGGGAATACTACGAACAGGTCAAACAGAAAGCGGAAGACATGGAAGAAACTGCCCGGAAGGCGGAAGAAGCCGTGGAAAAACTCTCCGGTCTCGACGAAAAACTCGGCACCCTTGACCAAGCAGTACAAGACGCCCGTGACGCTGCCGCAGAGGCGGAACAATGGGCCACGGACGCCAGCCGCAAAGGAGACCCTGGACTCACCCCTTACGTCGGCCCTAATGGCAACTGGTGGACTGGGGAAGGGGAACAGGCCGTAGACTCCGGCATCCGGGCCGTTCCTGTGGATGGAATGGACGGAATGGACGGTCAGGACGGAGAAGACGGGAAATCCCCTGTCATCCGCTACTTTGAGGGAACCGTTGCAGGCATCAGCTACAGCGGCAACTATTGGTATGTATGGGGGCTTGACCCGGACACGGGGGAACACGCCTACATATTCACTGGCATCCTTGCGGAAGGTAAAAACGGCACGCCCGGCAGGGATGGACTCGACGCCGACTCCATCACGCGCCTCTACCTGGACTCGGCGGACGATCTCCCGCGTCCCGGCAACCACGGCACCGTCTGCTACATCCCTGCATTAGATCCGGAAACTCACCAGCCCACCGGACAATACACCGTCTACTGCTGGCTGCTCCAACAGGACGGCACGGCAGACTGGCTACCTGTCAATCAGGACTTGCATGACTACTCCCGCTACGCCCTTACGGACATGTCCAACCTGTCCGCCGGGGCGGACGACTACGAAACCCAGTACCCGGACAACTACCTTCCGCGCCTCTCCTACCTCAAAAGGGCTTTGGCTGCTGCCATTCAAAACACGATTACCCAAATTGCCCGCGCCGCTACCACTCAACTACTCGGCATGATCAAGCTCGGCACCGCCACGGTGCAGGATCCGGCTCATGCAGGCATGCTCGGCATCAACCAGGACGGAAACGCCATGACGCCGGAAGCCAAAGAAAACTCTCATGGAACCGTGCGTCTTGGAACATCCGTCAAACAGGACGCTGCTGCCTGCGCCGTAGTCGGCGTCAATGAAACCGGGCAACTCCTCGTGCCGGAAGGAAAAATCAACTCTTATGGAACCGCCAAATACCGCAACAACAAAAACGTTGTCAATGGTGCCTTGGTGGACACCAACGCAAACGGTGCCCTCATTGTACCGCTGGCAGGCTACCGTTCCTATGGAACCGTCTGCTTCGGTACGCAATACGACATCACCATCAACAACGCTCCGCACGTCCTCACCCTCCCCAAATGCAACGGGGAAGCCACCTACAACAAATATGCGGGCAACATGGTTAACGCCATCTGCATCAACCTCGCGCAGCAGGGATGCCTTAAATACAACGGTAGCGGCCCAAATGGCCCCAACACGGGAAACAGTCTCTACCTCTCCCACAACAACTCCCTGACCATCTCTGGCGGCAGCCTTGGCGTCGTCCGCTATCAGGACATCGTCTTCCACGACAGCTACGCCTCCGCAGACAAAGGCGGATCCGTCAAAATAGGCTCCAATCTGGAAATCTCGCAGGAAGGTGTCTTGACCGTCAACATCGGAACAATGGACTCGGAACTCCCCGTCTCCGGCCAGACTGTCAAGCAGCACATCGGCAGTCTCGGTTATGTCACTACCTCCGAACTGGAAGCCAAAAACTACGTTACCAGACCCCAGCACGACGCCGACCTTGCCTCCCGCGTCGAATGCGCCGGAGGCATCAAAAAACTCGCCTACATGAGTGAAGACGAATACGGCAAACTCGCCGTCAAAGACGCCTCCACCCTCTACCTCCTCTATTAACTATTCCTGCCATGAAAGCGGCCCTCGGCACCATCTCGGATAAATACGTCTACTCCGCCTACCTCGGAGAAAGGCCGCTTGCATCCATCTACCAGGGCACCACAAAAATCTGGCCGGACAACGCCCAGCGTGTCACCCGTATGACCCTGGACGTGGCATCCCTGGACGGAACCCTCAACGGCATCTACTGGCAGCTTGCTCTGGACGCCGTGGACACCGGATGCACCGCCTCCAAATTCATCCGCTTCACTTGCGACCGCACCTACAACGTCAACCACACCTACGGCAGCTACCCGCTCGTTTACCACATGGGCAACGGCGAATTCTCCTTCCTCAATGAACAAGGTCCGCTTGCCCGCAACGTTCATGTCGGAGACGCCGTAGCAATCAACCTCGTCATCCCCAGCCGCGACAGCATCTGCACCGGAGGACTCGACAATGTCACCGTCAGCTACGACTACCCTTCCTGCATCCCCGGCACCACGGTGCGCGGTTACTTCAACAAAGGAAGAAAAAAAGTAAGTACAGGAGTGCGCCTCATTGTTGCCAGCCTGCCGTCCAATAAAACACTGCTGGATCGCCACCAGCAGCAAAACGGACATGTCCGCGGAGACCGTGACTGGGAATACGGATCCGTCGGCTACATCCCCGGAGAAACAGGAGTGCGTCTTACCGTCACCCCGCATCAGCCTGTAGGCGGAGCCTGGGGCGGTTACTTCCGTTATCCCGCCTTCCGCGTCACTCTTCATCTCAACATCCTTCGTATAGAAACCACGCCATGACCATTCAAACAACCATCGGAAAAACCTACGCTGTCACTTCGGCGGCGGAATGCACTGTCACCACCCCGGAAGGCATCCTCATTGCTACCTGCCCGGCAGGAGAACAAACGCTCTTCGTTGCCCCGACAACGGAAATTGAAATCAGTGACGATGCCGCCCTTATCACAGAATCTTTTAAAGGTGCCCCTGTCGGATCCGCTGCCGCCGGGGGCCTCAATAACAGGCAGGCTGCCGCCGTTTCGGACATTGTTGAAAACCATCTCAACGACACCATTACCGAGCCGCACACCACCGCTACTGGAACCGACAACGCCAATTTCAAATGGTGCCAGTTTGCTTCCACCCGCGTTCTGCCCGGTACCGTCGTTGCTGTTTCCATGCCGTGCCGCACGACCGCATCTGCCCAAATGACCGCGAACCCGGTTTACCTTTCTGTTTTTCAGCTCAATGCAGGCGGAGAATATGAACATGTGGCAACCAGTGAAAACGCCGTGGTGCAGGCCATCGGCCAGACCAGCCGCTGGACCTTCCGCAAGCTTCAGCTCACAGGCCGCACGACGCGCCTTTGTCCCGTCCCGGACACGGCAACCGAATGGACTGACAAACTTGTACTGGGTGGCCGTGTCACATCCGTTTCCGGAGAGGATAGCAAAATCACGCCCATTTCCGGATCCGGGGCCTACGTCGCGGAAGTCGTCTTGGAATATGCTCACCAAGAACCCAAATATGCAACGGCTCCGGTAGTGGAAAGCCACGTTTCCGATACTGCCGTTCACATTACGGAAGAGGAGCGTACCACTTGGAACAACAAGGCGGACGCCTCCGCCCTGTCCGGCAAGGTCAACACAGCTACCTTTAATTCCCATACCGGAAATAGTACCGTCCATGTGACGGCGGAGGAACGCACTGCCTGGAACGAAAAACAGGATTCCATTGTGGATGAAAATGGAATGGTGACCTTCTTCCGCTGCGCCATCTACGACGAGAGCTACAGCCTGTTTGCTGTACTGACCGGGGAAGCCGTCTGGCAAAACAAATCCAGCGGCACATTTTGCCTGCGCGGTGACGATGCCTACTCGATGGGGGTTACTCTTTCTCTTGGCCGCTCCAATGGAGAGCCTGCCAGACTTGTCAAGCAGAACCAGAAAGACCCCCTTAGCCCTACGGACGTTCCCAACCGCGAGGAAGGCAACACCTGCTGGGTCAAATTCAGGATAGACATGACTGATGCCCAGTATGAAGAGGCTGCATCCGCAGGCACCCTCGATGCAACCACCCTTTATGTAACTTCCGACGGCGGGAAAGTCTATATCGGAACCCACGCACTCAATTAAACAACCAAAACAAATCCATGACTACAAACCACAACCACACCGAAGAAATCGCAAAGGACATGTACAACATGTACCAATCCGCCATATCCCACGCCCCGAAACAAACGGGCTGGGAAGATGAAACGCCCACCGTCAGGCAGGCATGGTATCACGTCGCAGACCAAGCTCTTCCCATCATCGGCAGGCATGCTCTTCAAGACGTGCAGAACTATCTCAAGGACAAGGCAACCTCCTCCTCCGGCTGGAAAAAAGCTCTCTACTGGGCAGCCTCCATCATTGCCGCCGGGTTGGCCGTTCTTGGCATCTCATCCTCCCTTGCTGGATGCGGGCATGACGTCACCATCACGCCTGATCATACGGAAATCTGCAAAGACGGCTCCTGCCTCGTCCTGGACAAAAACGGCCAGAGCATCACCTACCGCCAGAATGCACCGGAACCTCCGGCCTCCGCGGAACAAGCCCCCGTCGTCATCAAACAGGAAAAATAACCCCTGCACATGGATAACATCTCGCGTGCCTCCTACATTGTCGGCTCCATCCTTGCCACCGTTCCGGCCACAACGGAACTCGAAGGCTGGGTATCGGCAGTCGGATCCCTCGGAGGCTTCGGCGTCCTTGTCTACGCCGTCAGTTACACCATCAAACTGCTCAAGCGGAAAGACGACATCATCGACGCCCGCGACCGCCAAATCAGGGAACTCACCATGCAGCTCATCAGCAACTGCAAAAACTGCGACCTCGCCAAAGCGGCCAACAAAGCCCTCATTGACGACGAAAACTAACCCCAACTGTAAAGTTTTTCTTACAAGTTCAACTACCGAGGAATCCTCGACAGTTCTAACAAATTCTAACCAAAACAAGTTATAACATGAACATCGCTTTAGACATCGGACACGCCAACAACACCGGAAGCCGTGGAAACGGCTTGGAGGAACATGCGACCGCCTCCGTTATCGTTGACCACCTTGCCCCCATGCTGCGGGCGCAAGGTCACGACGTCACCGTTATTGACTACCCTTACATGGACAACGGCGACGACCTTGCCGCCACTGTCAGGGCCATCAACGCAGGGAACTATGACATCTCCATCTCCGTACACTGTGATTCCTCGGACTCCCCCTCATCCCGTGGGGCGCATGTCTGCCATCACCGGACTTATCACGACGACGGCACCTGTACCGACTCCGCACAGGGGAAAGCCCTTGCCGAAGCTATTGCCGGGCCGCTCTGCAAACTCCTTCCGGGCCGCGCCGACCATGTACAGGCCCGTCCTGACCGTTCCTGCACCCCTCCGAAAAGCAGTCTCTACGTCCTCCGTAAAACCAACCCTCCCGCCGTCCTTGTAGAATGTGGCTTCATCTCCAACGCCGGAAATGCAGACCTCATGAAGAATAACCCCGCAGCCATCGCCCGCGCTATCGCGTGGGGAGTCAACACCTACACCCAGCGCAAATAACCATGGGACTTGGAGCAGCAGCAATAGCAGGTATCGCCTCCGCAGTCGTCGGGGCGGGCAGTGCAGCCTACGGCATGCACCAGAGCAACAAACAGGCCAAGGCCCAGGCATCCGCAGCGAATGCCATGGCAGATGCCATGGAACAGCAGCCTACCGTACAAACCTCGAAAGTGGCTGAACAGCAGACGCAGGACACGCAGGCATCGGAACAGGCAGTCAACACCGAAGCCCGCCGCCGATACTCCCTTGCCCAAACCGTCAACAAACGCCCCAGCCTCAACAGCGGCATCCTCACCGGGCGTAAAACACTCGGCTAACCCTATGGACTATATCAAAACATCCGAAGCCCTACTAGATGAAATGAACTCCCAGTCCGGCGAATGGAACTGGTTGCGTCGTCACATCATGCCTCGTACCCAGGCCGCTTCTGAAATGGAGGAACGTCCAACTCCATCATCTCGCCGTAAACATTGCACAGTCGCATTCGAATCCGTCCATACTTTTGTAGGAGCCTGCATGATGTACATCATCCCGGCAGGGCAACAGTGGTTCAAACTCAAATCTGGTAAAAAAGGAAAAGGTAAATCCTCGCGTTACGACGACTGGTTCTCCAAGGCATCCGAAATCACACACGAAGAACTGGCAAAATCCAACTTCTACACCGTCATGCATGAATGCCTCCTCGACTGGGCACTTTGCGGAACAGGCTGCGTCTACAGCGACACATTGCCCGACGGCACCCTCAACTTCACCTATGTCCCCACAGGTACCTACGGCGGCTCCGAAGGCCGCAATAAAAAACCTGACACACTCGCGCGTCTATTCAAACTCTCCCCATATCAGGCCGTCAAGCAATTCGGCTACAACAAACTTCCCCAGCGTATACGCGATGCCTACGACGACGACAAACGCCGCTATACGGAAAAACACCAATACCTTCACATCGTCCTCCCTCGCCATACATCCGACTTCGGCCACGACCTTATCAACCCCCTCCGCATGAAATACGCGTCCGTCTATATCGCATGGGACGCAGACAAAGTCATCATTAACGAAAGCGGTTATAACGAATTTCCCTACTTCGTCCCACGCTTTTTGAGATACGGAGAAGGCTTCTTCGGCTATGCCCCTGGAATGAGTGTTAAAGAAGAAATAGAAGCCATTCTCAAGCTCGAAAGAGTCATGGACGTTCTTGGAGAAGTCGCCGCCTTCCCCCGCCTCCTGACCTTAGCCGACCAAATCGGAGAAATAGATATGCGTGCCGGAGGCCGCACCGTCATCAAACCACAGGCCGCCCAGCTTAATCTCCCCCGCGAATGGGGCACATCCGGACGCTACGACATCGGAAAAGACCGCATCCAGGACAAGGAAGAAAAAATTCGGCAGGCATACTTCATTCCCTTCATCCGGGTCATCAGCAACGTAGACCGCCAAATGACCGCTACCGAAGTTGTCGCTCGGCAGGAAGAACAAGTCACCGCCATCACCCCGGCCATGACGCTCTTCATGACCGAATGCAATACCCTTATACACCGTATTTTCTCCATCCTCTTCCGGCAGGGAAAATTCCCTATCGAAGACATGCCCGACGAACTCGTCGTCCGCGACCAGGGCGGAAGTGAAAACTTCGAAATCAAAATCCCTGCTGTCTCCTACAACGGCAAAATCAGCCAGGCAATTGAACGCGCCCAGCGCAACGGAGGCGACTACTACATCCAGAACGCCCTTGCCTACACCCAGGCCACAGGCGACCCATCCATGATTGAAATCGTGGACATGCGGAAATATGGCCGTTTCCTCTATGAAAGCACGGGTGCCCCCACGGACTGCCTCCGCAAAGAAAAAGAACTCGAAGCCCTCGACCAGCAACGCGCCGCCGCTGCCCAGCAACAGGCCCAGCTTGAAGCCATGCAGGGAACCGCCAAAGCAGGCCGTGACATCGCAGTAGCACAAAAATAACAGCCATGACCGAAGAAGAACAATTCGAGCAGGACTACAAAGCCTACGTCGCCTCCCGGCGCGCCCATCTTGCCTCCCACATCACCCCGGAAACAATCGCCTACCTCGAAGCCGAATTCCAAACCAACCTGCCTTGCTACCAGACCAGAAACCCAGCCACCGGGGAACCTGTAGAACCCAACCCCATCATGGCTGCCATCCGCGACGGTCAGCGGGAAGTCATCCTCTGGCTCAAATACGAGCTATCCCAATACGAAAAACAACAACAGAAAACTAACCCATAAACCACCATGCACACCAACCTATTCAATCCATACCGTCCGCTCCTTCGAGAAGAAGCCCCCGAAAACATTACCCCGCCCGGAGAGCAGAACCCGGCCCCCACGCCTGCCGACCCTCCGACCCCGGCTGCTGGGGACGAAAACCCGGCACCCGGAGAAGGGGAAGACGACAACTTCAACCTCGATGCCGATCCTGAACCGGATCCCGCACCCGGCGACGGAACAAATCCGAAGGATCCAGCCAAAGAAGAAAACCCGGACTCCGCCGGAGAATACGCTGTTGAACTCCCGGAAGACTTCCAGGCATCCGACGACTTCCGCAACCTTGTGACCGAACAAGCCAAGGCCGCGGGGCTTGACGGCAAAGCCGCTGGGAAATACGTCTCCGGCGTCATCACTGCTCTTCAAAAAGCCGAACAGGAAGCCCTCGCCCAGTCCACAAAGGCACTCAAGGAAGAATGGGGCACCAACTTCAACGCCAACATGGGAGCCGTCAAACAATTCACGGCCAAGCTCCGCGCCAAATCCGGTCTCACCGCCGAAGACCTCGCCCCGCTGCAAAGCCCCAAAGGCTTCAAGCTTCTGCACTCCCTCATGACCGCCACCAGCGAAGACGCCTTCGTCGGCAGCAAAACCGCCGCCCCTGGCCGCAGCAACGCAGAAGAAGCTCATGCCATGCTCACCGACCCCAACCACCCGGACTACGCCGCTCTCGACGACCCGGAACACCCCCGGCACATGGAAGCCAACCGCAAATACAACCGCCTCGTCGGCCTCTCCTGA